TTTGCTTTTAATATATCTAACTGCTTCAAAATATGTTCGTCCAGACATATGCATAATAAATTCTTCTAGGTTCTTTGTTGTTTGGCATCCAAAACAAAAGAACAGTCCGCTATCCTTAGCAACTTCTCCAGCAGGAGTTCTGTTGTTATTATGATATGGGCAAAAGATTATATAGTCATTACCAAACTCTGCCTCAATATCCACTCCTGCACCTACAAGAACACGTTTAATCTGTTCTTGTGTATAAACATTACTTGTCTTCATAGTCTTTATACCTGTAGTATCCTTTGTCAAAATCTACCTGAACTAAGAAATCACCCATGTATCCATTACGGTTTTTGCGGAATACACATTCAATAATATCACTATTGGTTGCACGACCTAGTGCCATAACCCAGTCAGCATCGTAAGCAATCTGTCTTGACCAAGCAGTTTGTCCAAGTGTTGGAGGACTTGATAGATCTTTTACATCATCGGGGGTGGCAGAGGATATAGCGATGATAGGTACTTCTTCGCTAATGGACATTAGTTTAAGTTCTCTTGAAAGGTTCTTCATTCGTACCGTTTCAGAATCAGCCTTTTGGTTTGGAGACATAAGTTGTAAATAGTCAACAACGACAAAGTCTGGACGGTACTGATCAATCTTTCCACGAATAACAGAAGGTGTTACTTCTCCACCGCTATCATTAGAAATAATATGAAACTCTGGACGACCTTCAACTTTGTTATGATGCCATTTCTTTAGCATGTCAATTTCTACTTCGCCATTAGATAATTTTCTATGTGACCAAAGACCTTCACCCATAATAGCAAGAACACGATTACGAACCTCTGTCTCACTCATTTCAAGTGAAATAATCATTGGTGACTTTCCTTGCTTCCATGCCTGCACTGCAAAATAAAGAGCAAGCCAAGACTTTCCAATTCCTGGATATGCAAGGAATACACCCAACTGCCCTGGCATAATTCCAGAAGGCAAGTAATTGTCAAACCCTGGAAGACCAGTCTTAATTCCAACATGCCCAAGTTCTTTTTGCTTCTGTACATTTTCAAAATATAGAACAGCAGAGTCAAGATCTGTTGCATCAATGTCACGGATAGCAGAGGTATTCTTTTTTAATTCAGATGTCTTTGTTATTAGGTGTTCAAGTGCTTCTCCACCGTTACCGCTTTGAACTTCTCCTGCAGCATTACGCAAAATATCTTTTAGGCTATCGTTAAGATATTCTACCTGTAACTCTGCTAGATGATGCTTGGTTGCTCCAACTCCAGCAACTGGTTCAAAATCTCTAAACTTCTCTCTTACTAAATCTGCTGGTGGAATGCATTGGTTGTTTTCTGAATAAAGACGAATAAAGTTCCAGACATCGTTATGGGTTCTTAAAAGGTTTTCAACATTTGCTTGCAGCAGGACGTGAATCTGCTTGTCTTGTAATAATGCAGAAATAACTTTTGCCTCTGTATTATTCACTCAACCACTCCTTTGCTAATTTTCTACGGACCATTCGATCTTTAATGTCTTGTTCTGTTTCTGCTTTACCGTTTAATATTTTTTCTGCATTATATGAAAAATAATTCCAAGAAGGTTCTTGTGCAATAGAAAAGTAATACTCTAACAAGTCATAGCACTGAGCAATACCGTATGACTCTACAAGGCCGTCAGCAGCCCACTGCTCAACGTTTAGGTTCATGTTAGACTTCTGGCCGTACTTCTGTAGGTAAAACTTATTAAACCTACTAAGCAAAGCCATTCGGTCTTTGCGGTCAGCCATTGCTATTCGTTTATTTCAGACTTTGCTTCTTGAATCTTATCAGTTAGTTTGTCTTCAACAAACTTGTAAATACGCTCAAAGGCTTCATCAACATTCTCGCCCTCACGCTTTGAATCAACAATACCAAGGTCAAGTCTTAATGACTGGAAGTTGCCAAGATTTAAAGTATAGCCTAGTGTTACATTGATTTTTGTATTTTCGTTTTCCATTTTACCCCACCTAATTTGTTTGTTTTTACAATTGTAGCACACTCTAGCCGATTAGATATTTTCTGACCAAACTGGAATATACCTTCCATCTTCTGTCTTTGTATATGTAAGTATACCTTCTCCCATTCGCCTTGTCAACTCTTGACTTGTGGGAGTCATGTTATTTGTTATTAATTTATCTTTTCTTGGTTGTCCAATATGTATTGTTGCCAGGATAGAACAAATCTCTCTAACATGGTCTTCTGAATAATAAGATCTAATTTGCCAACCAGTCTTACCATCAATGCTTGATCCAACTGGCGCAGGAATGACTCCTCGTTTTATTAATCTTGGCATATATTTTCTATGACGATTAACTAACTTAGCAGTCTCTGCAACAGTGTAAGCCTTTTTCCTATTTCTTCTAAAGTCAGAACGAAGGCATGTCTCTAGTCTATCTTTGTTAATATTATAAACAGTTACCATTCCTGTTGATCTAGAACTGTGATGAAGTCTTACTAAGTCTCCGTTAAGAAACCATATTTTTTTACCGCCAGGAATTATAGGTTCGCTATTATATGCTTCGCTCTGAATTTTTCCTTTTGCAGTAACCATTTTCCCTCCGCAGACTCGCTAGGTGGATGATAAAATTTTCTATTTCCACACTTAACACAATATGTTTCTAGATGGTCTATGTTTGAGTGTATCCTATCAACAAACATCTTTCCTTCACATCTTTCACACGCCATATTAATTTGGAACACCAATAGCAATAAGATTTACGCCAATGGTTGCAGTTCCAGAAACACCGTACCTTACTGTAAATCCAGCCTGTGTAGTTGTTACGGATGTTAAAACTACTGTAGTATTAGATCCAGCCGTTGTTCCACTAGTGTTTACAACTGACAAAGTTATAATTGGTGGATACTTAAAGTTAGAATAATCAATAGAGTAAGACTTTTCTTGTCCAGCAGTTACGGTTTCGTTATTTGCAATTGCTTTAAATCTTCCAATAAACTTTGTGTTAGAGGTTTTTAAACTTTGTTTTTCTGATCCAACTACATCAATGTCAGTATAGTTGTAGGTTGCATCGGAAACCTGTGCCGACAAAGTATTCAAAGTATCGACTACCTGATAGATGTATGTTACATCAAGCGGCTGTCCTCTTTCGGGTAATGCTATTCTTGCCATGTATTCCTCCTATTTAATTATACCAAAGACACTGAGCCAGAGTCAAAGATATTTAGTGCTGCCTTAATTTCTTTTTTTGATGAAACAATTTGAACTTTTACTCTGACTGTAGTAGTCCCAGTTTTTAAAAATGAGTACGAGTGTACTTTTGATGTCCCGTGATAAAAAAAGTCGCTTGAGTCAAACTTAACAAAAACATCGTATTCTGGGTGATTGTTTGCATCACCCCATACTGCCGTAACAATATTACCTGCCTTAGAGACTGCTCCACTAACTGACTCTATCAACTCTCCAGAAATATTATAAACTGGGGACCAATGAGAAGTTCTGTTTCTATCGTCAGAAACAATTCTATATCTTAAATTATACTTTAAAGTATCGTGATCAATTGGGGGAAGAGATGATTTTAAAATACGTAATTTTTTTATGTTTGCATCAACCATTACGTCACCCCAATAGAAAATCTAAATTCAACGTAGTTGTTTGTATTAGGAGATTTAATAATTGTTGTAGCATCATCATTCTTAATGACAGAGTATCCTGTTAAACCATATAATGGATTAACCGTTGCTACGTTTTCAAGTCTCATTGCGTCTAGTGCAATATAATAATCTGAAGTTGGATGCAAGCCTCCGCTTAAACTATCAAAAATAGAAACATAAATCTTTACTACATTAACTGCATCCCAGGTAAAGTTTTGACTCTTGTATAATTCCTGCAATTGTTTTGAAACAACAAAGTATCTGTTTGTTGCAAAGTCATATCCATCAACACCGTCTTCAATATTAACTTCAAACCTAGCATAAATGCTTGGATTTGTTTGGTCAGTTCCTGCAAAGTCAACAAGAATTCTTATTGTATCTGGAATTGCGGCGGATCCTCCATCTCTATTTACCAAAGAAAATGCAAGTTTTAATTCATCAATTGGAGAGTTTCTTGAAAAATCAACGTTTGGAGATGTAAGGTGTATATGATTTCCAGAATCAATAACAATATTGTCAACTCCACCAGAACCGCCACCACCCAAACTTAGGTCTGAGTCATCTCCCTGCATCAATATTGTATTATTTAAAAACCTTGCTCGCTCATATCTTGCAACACGATCTGTATTATAAAAAATAGAATTATCTGCATTAGTCTGAAACACACCATTGGCTGTTCCTGTTGCATTTATAATATCATCATCATTTGGATCTAGTGGTACAGAAACTATAGGAATGGCTATTGCAGCAGAGGCAGTATGGTATTCCCAGTTTTCTCCCTGGGTAAATGCAAACACTGTCTTACTATCCTGTGCTCCAGCAGATGGATTAGATCCAGCAGAGTATAGACCTACCTCTGTTATTTCATATCTTTCTTCTGTTGGTAGTTCTGCGGTAAGAACAATCTTATCAATACCGTTTTCATTTACAAAACCTCTAGATGATATGGGAACTCTAAACATCTCAAAATCAAGGCTTTCTTTTGTTGCAAAGTTATCAGCAACGTCTTCTGTTTGAAGCGGGATAGGACCACAACCCACGGCTAGGTATGAGGCATAGGCTGGTGCCTGACCAAGCATATATTTTCCAATAATGCTTTTACCTTTATTAGTTATCATGACGTAGTTGCTCCAAAGTCTGCTTCATATATTGTACCATTTAACGACACTTCAACCTCAAAAAGTTCATCCTTGTTTAAACTAACTCCCTCAATAATTAGGTCTCCAGTTGCATCGTCAAAATAAACATTTGAACCGTTGGGTCCATTGCCCTCAATAGGTACTTTCTCTTCAAACTTTATGGGAAAATTAGCAAAGTACTTTTCAGAGGTAGCCTGTAATCCAAGAATATTATTTGGGTTATATTTTTGTTGAATTAGACCAAGGTTCTTGATGGGAGTGTAAGATACTTGCTGTCCATTAATAATGTCGTTTCTAGCAATATTTATTAATTCGTGTCCACCAATATCCTCAAAAATTAAATCAGCCATTATTTCAATAGACATAGAGTCATCATTAAATAACACTGTATCTATTGGTGCTGTTTTTACTGGATTTGGAGGTGCACTATTTGAAACAGATGTTGACGATGGAGTTTGCGGAGTTGCTGATACCATTTTTATACCTCACTTAAGTAAACTGTCATGCTTGGTCCAGAAATAGACCTAGCGTATTCTATATTATAAATAACAAACCTTGAAAGATCTGAAGTAATTAGATCAAGTCCTGATGAATCTTTATAATCTACTGTGACTATGTCTCCAAGTTGCAAGGTTGGTATGCTAAATAAATTAATGCCAATAGATTTTTTTGGAACCATTACTTTATTTATGATCCAACCCAGCATGGCTTCTGCATCATCCTGTGTTTGTATGTATGTACTATCAATACTAAACTCATTTTTTCCATAGGTTAACCTACTTAATTTAATTTCATCATACCTTGATTTTTCAACTAATGGAGAATGGGTGAGGGTGCTGCCTACTAACTCTGGGTCAGACAAATTACCACGTTTTTTAAAGAACTCATCTACTGTTAATTCATGAGTTGTATCTTGAGTAAAAGTAATGCCTTGAATTCTTAAAAAATTTCCAGTTGTTTCATCTAAGTTTAAAGCCTTGTCAGTTGAGTTAAAGACTAAGAACTCAGCACCATAGGAATTTGCGTAAAAGCCAGAAGTTGTGTATCCCTTTGTTTTGCTAAACGTTGGCGATAGTTGTGCATAAAGTGCTGGGTAAGCACGATCATATTTAATATCAAAATATGCACATTCACGCATAATAGAACCAAACTCTTCAAAATACATATTATAGTTTGGTGGCTGTTGTGAACTTATTCCAGATAGATATGTTGACTGTACAACACCACTCATAGCATATTTTCTAAAAGACTCGTTTACATCAACTTGGGAATCACCAAACTGTCTTGACAATGTTTCCCCTACAACAAAAGATGTGTTTTGGCTATAGTTTTGTGATAGAGCATAAATGTTTTCAAACATACACTTAGAAGATCCACGAACAAATAAAGCCATGTTATTGTAGGCTGGAAGCGGATCACTATCGTCTACTACTTTAATAAGTTGATTATTTATGTATAAATAAAACCTTCTTGTTTTTCCAATGTCCTCATACTCTACTGATAAATCATATACTGTTGAATTTTCTTCCGAAGCCATTCTTTGTTGTCCAGAAAACCTACCGTCGTCTACAAGTATTTTTGCTAAGCCGCCCCAGAGTTTAACTGGAATTGCATTGGCACTGCTAGATTCTTTTTTAATTTTATAAAACACAACATTATTAATTGATACTTCTGCTTGATTATCTTTATTTAATTTTAAATAAGGAGTAATGTTATCTTCACTTAGGGCAATTATTTCAAAATAATATCCGTTGTTTGTTTCTGGATTCAACAAAACCGCAAGACCTCCAGAGCCTCCGCCAATGTTAACGTTCTGATCTGGTTGGCTTCCGCTAACCTGATAATAAGGAATGCTGCCAAGTGCTGTTTGTGTTGAAGCAATATTATTTTGAATTTTACCTACGATACGCATTCTTGTTCCAAAATGTTTATATGCATTATCTAGGTTTTTATAAACATATGAAACAAAGTTTAGTGGTGTTTCCGTAGTTTTAAATGCTGGTCCGTTAAATACTAAAGCAGATGACTGAATTGTTCCAGTCTGTGTTGCTGGCAAACTATTAATATCTGTATCTGTTAGATTGCTTGTTGCCATAAAGTTTTTGATTATACTATTTCTTGTTGATTGACCTGCAACTGTATTGCTTACTCCTGCTGCACCAGTTGTTGTTGCTGGCAAAGTTACATATTGGTCTAGTGTGGTTGTAAATAGGTATTGGGTTTTCATATCAACACCACGAACATTGTTGTTGTTGGTCCAATAAGAATTTACTCCAGCGTAGTGATCAGTTATTTTTGTTCCAAACTGACCACGACCATGATCTACAACCGCTCCATTTTGAAGTCTGCTTATTCCATTAACTGTTTCGTAGTATGGAGTTGAGTATATTCTTACCAATCCCGTTGGATATATTTTTCCATTAAACGGAATAGATGCAAAATATTTTTGATACTCTTGATTGCTACTAATCCAGACATTTCCAACACCAGTTATGCTAAACTCTGCGGCATCGTATTTAATAATCTCACCGTTAGAATACAAGTATCCGTTATATCGTGTTAGCCAATATACGTTTTCTCCAAGATCAATTATGTTATTTATTACAACGTGCCCTGAAACCGTAGGAGCAACTGCAAGAATGTCTGAATTTAATGGCATAGCCCCAAGTACATAACTACCCTGCTTAGAGGCTAACTCATTTATAGTTTTTGTTGAGTCTGTTCCAGCAACTTCCCACAAAAGTGATGGCTTGTATATCCATGTTTTTTCTTTATCAATCATGCTTGACTGTTGGATTGATCCATAAGATCTTTGAATATATCTTGTTGTGTAGTTAATTTTTCCATCATTGTAAACTTTTTTATCTTGTGATGCAACAGACAGGATGTTTGGAAGTTTTCCAGATGTAGCATTTTCCACTACGCCAGAGTCTGTTTGATTGTTTGATCCAGAAACAACAAAGTCTGTTTCTCTTTGTGCTAGGGTAGGCATTAAATAGTCTTTGCTCATTACAACAAAATTATTATACTCATCAAAGAACATTGCTGTTTGTGTTGATACTGCTAGTTGATTTAAAACCTCTGCAACATTTTGGTCTGGAGCAATAAAGAAGTAGGGAATAATTGGATCGTTTTCTCCATCAACCCTTTTAAATGTGTAGTTGCTAAATCCAATATAATCAAGCAAAAGCGATACGGCATAACTTAAAGATGTTTGAGTTGTTAAGAGTCTTGGAGCAGGCATTGACTCTAGGAAAAAATAAAAATCTCTTAACTCTAAAGAAAGGACTGCTCCAGTAATATCTGCTTGTGGAAATCCTTCTGAGTATAATGTTTTGATAGGAACTGAATACTCATCCCCCTGAACATCAAAAATTGACTCATAAAAAATAAACTTAATATTTTTTCTAATATAACTAGAAACAATACTGGCAGAGTTATTTTCATTAAATGCTTGATCATCATCAAATAAAGACAAAGACCCAGTTGAGGCAAGCAGTTGTCCTACTGGCAAAGATGTTGTGCCTATGTCTGATAAAACTTTCTTTATATTAAAATCAATTACTTTATTTGAAATATCTACAACAAGTCTAGGAGACATTTCAATTAAATCAAAAGTAGAGTCAAACTTATTCATTGTTTCTACAACAACTCTAATACCACGAACATAAGCAAACTCTCTGTATGTTGTTAGGTTGTTTTCGTTATTTGTAAATAACTCTGGGCTCGTTAGATCGGTAACAAAACTTGTTGAACTATTTAATACGCCAGCCCCAAGTATCCATCCATATTCTGGAATAAATGTATTATATTCTGCATTTTCTTCATCCCAAATATAAAACAAGCCACGTTCGTTTTTATTTTCAACTACAAGATATGCATATCCATTTATTGAATCTTCTGGAAGAAGTGTACTAGATGATATCTTTTCTGTAAATTTAAATGTTGACTTATACTGATTTGGAATCTTAAGTCCATACTCCAACTCAACATAGCCATCTTCTGAAATAATTGCTGTGTTGTCATCTCTAACAGAGTTTTCATTAAATGAATAAGCATCAATCCAGTCATTGCCTTTTAAATATTGAATATTCCATCTAACTGGTGTTGTCTTGTTTGCCACCCCATATAGTGGGTCTCCTAATGATCCAGACTGAGTTATCATAGTTCCCATGTTTACAGTGCCAACATTTGTTTGCATTTTTACAACAAGCCTGTTTGCTGGAACAGGATTTTTATAAACTACAAAAGGAACTGAGTCATCAATATAGTTAAGAGAGTTTAATATATTATTTGCAATACCTCTTTCAATATTATCCTCAGTTCTAAAAGATGACCAATATTTAAACTCATCATATTTTGATGGCATATAATATCTTGGTCTAAGGGTCATTGATGATCCAGAGTTTGCAAGATATCTATTATTAAAATAAGAGGCTTTATTAATTCCAGATCTAGGTCTAAAAGGTTTTATGCAATCTTCTAAGGAATAAAGCATTTTAATTTTTTCTTTAGTTGATGTAAAAAGTTGTGGAACTTCTAGGTTTGTATATCCGCCATCAATAACTACATCTGCATCCGTTGCACCAGTATAATAATTACCAGCATCTAAGTTATCAAAAGTCAAAGGAAGTGTTTTGTATGTAACATCTGAGTCTAAAGGTCTATATCTATAGTTGCCCAGTTTATAAATATTATCTGGCATATTCATATTCCACTCAGCCAAAACCAATGACTGAAGACTTATTGTTGAGGATGTTTCTAAATGTGTCTTTAATGTCTCACTAACAAACATTTAGACCTCTTCCAGTGTTACCGAAATATTCCAAAGATCGTGGTTTGAGCCACCACGTTTTACAACAGAATAGTTAAAGTCTGCAATATAAACCTGAATAATCTGATTGTATTGAGCAAGATGTCCATAGTCTGCATCAGCCTTACCAAAGTTTGAGTACTTGTCGTATGCCAAAAACATCCAGAAAGGGCCTGTATGGTTTTCATACCAGTCAAGTAGTTCTACTCCGCCTGCTCCGCCATCTGCTGTAAATTCTCCTGTTGTATTTTTGTCAGGGGATAAACCAGTAGATAAAAACCCTGCATCCTGATAGTATGACCTTGATGGTAGATTGTTCCAGGAAACCGACATTGTTAGTTTATCTGCTATGTGATATGAACGCATACGTCCATTAATGGTTCTTTGTCTTTGTTCTATTCTTGTGGGGGTAAAATTTAATTCCCCCCGATTATGGTCTGAAAGAATAAGAAACTGATTAATTAGATCTGGATCTGTAGATGCAGCAAAGTTACCTTGTACTTCATAGCCATCTGGTACATATACCCCATTAACGAGTGTGCCAGGGTTCTCAGACCATAACAGAGCCTGGGGGCGTTCATACCTACGTCTACCTGTTAAATACCCTGCTGTAGCCATTTAGTCCCTTTGTGTCCTAATTCTTTGTGAGTCAACTTGTCTAATTTGTGTCATAACGACTCTTGCAATATCCTCTGGATTTGCATCAGATTTAACATTGACGTTTAGATTATAATTATACACCTTTTCGTCCTTGTGTGATCCGTTATTTATAGCCTTCATTTTATTAGTACCATATGAGTCAACTGCATATTTACTCATTACAAATTCTCCAGGGGTTAACATTGCTGGAACTGTATCTGTCCCTCTTGACATTCCTCCTAAAGCAAAGTACTTAGGAACCATTCCGCCAGAAGACATAGCCATTGTTGCAAATCTTCCGCTAGGTCCTCCTCCACTACCAGAGTCGTTTGATGGCAAGGTTGCATCATAGGCTGCCTGTGCTGCAGCAAGTCGTGCTGCTGCTGCTGCTGCAATTTTACGATCATATGCAGCATCTGCTCCACCACCACGATTTTCTGCAGAGTTTGCTGCTGCTTCATCTGCTGCAATCTGAGCAGCATCAAGTTCTTCAACTAAATCTATAAATTCTTCTAGTGCCGCAATGTCTGCTGCAGTACTTGCTGGTGCAACATATTCAGTTTCTGAAGTAAATGATCCACTTGTTGATAGATTATTAAACGTACCCATACCTGCAAATATTGCAGCAAGTTCTTTAGCCAATCTAATTGCTTCTGTAATTGCCGATTGCAAATCAATTGTTTCTGCTTCTGCTGCTGCAATTCCTGCTTGAACTTCTATCCATTCAAGTTCTAAAGCATAAAGTTTGTCTAATTCTGCATTTTTTTCATTTTCTATTGCAATTAAACTATCTTGCTTTGTTCTAAGGTTTTGCTGTTCTGTTAAGAGTCTTCCATTTGTTATTGCATAAATCTTGTCTTCTTCATTACGAATGTCAAGTAAAATTTGTTTTCTTAGATTTTCAAGAGGAAGAATATCATCTTTTTTAATTTTTGCAATTCTGGCTTCAAGGATTTCTCTACCCTCTTCAAGTTTATAAATTTCTTGAGTTATTTGAAATTGGCGTTCCTCAATTTCTAATCTAGTTTTACCACTAGCAGATCTTAGGTTTGCAATCTCTTGTTCTCTTGCTACGCTTAATAAGTCTCCAGCACCAGAGGCTGCTTTCTCTGCTGCGGTAGATCTCATGTCTTGTGCTATTTGTGCTGCTGCAGAAATGTCTCCTTGTGACAAAGCATCTGCAAGAGATATTCTTTGCTTTTCCTGTGTAATTAAATCTTGATTTAGTTCAGAGATTTTGTTTAATGCTTCTTCTTGTTCATCATATTTCTTATTAATTGCACCCGCTGCCTTGTCAATTAAAGTTAAATCATTTGATAGGTCGGAAGTCTCTTCTTGAAACACTGAAATTGGTTCATCAAACTTACTTGAAATCTCTTCTTGAATTACAGTAATGGCCTCTTCAAATTTTCTAAGCGGAATAGTAACTTCATTTTCAATCTGTACTTGTTTTTTATCTATTGAGGTTTGAATACTATCAATTTCTTTTTCAATAGCACTAACAGTATCTTGTGCTTCTTGAACTGATTGCTCGCCATCAAATATTTTTCTAGCATATTTGCCTTCAATAGCCTGCTTTGTTAACGAGAAGAACTTATTAACTTTTTGCCCTACTTCATCAAACCCTTTTTGTGTTCTTTGAAGAGGAGTCAAGATATCATTTGCGTAATCTGCTTGAGCCTTTTTTAATTTTTTAAATGCTGCAATCAGTGTATCAACATCCTTAGCAGTTGTTGTATGGCTTAGGGCTAAAGCAAAGTTAGCATCTGTAAGCATTTCTGCTGCTTCAACATTGTCTAATCCTGCATCCTTTAATTTACCAAACTCTAATCTTTGTGCTGCTATTGTTGTAATTGATTCTTTTGTTGATGAACTATACTCTCCCAGTACTTTTGCATCATATGCCTTCTTTACTAGTTCACCAGTAGGTGTTAGTTTAACTATTCCATTTTCAAGATCTGTTGTACTTACATACGCTTTTTTAACAGCCTCATCTAAACCACCAACAAAGTTAATAAAGTCTAGGTTTCCTGATTGATCTAACAGTGCCTGGTTTAATCCAACAAACCCCTTTAGAAGTAATCCATCATTAAATACACGCTTAAGTTCTTTTAGTCCGCCCTCTGCGTTAATGCTTGCATTTCTTGTTAACTTTAATGTAAGCAATAAGTCGTCTAGAGTTGTATCTCTTTCTTTCTTATCCCCGCCAGTTGGTCCACCCTTTGGAGCCTTTGGCTTAATCTGTGCAGGAGCATACTGTGGCTTTGCTGCTTGCATTGCAAGATCTTCTCTTATTTTTGCTTGACCTGCAGGACTGTTTAAGAAATTCTCAACAGTCATTGCTCCGCCTGCAGCCTTTAATCGTTTTTGTGTTTCTGCTTTCATTTGTTCTGGAGTTATTTCTTGAAAAGCAGTAATGACTGTTAACATTGCAGTCTTCTGTTGGTTCTCAGGTAGGCTCTTAATCCAATCAAAGTTTGCTTTAACTGCTTCTAATGCTGCAATAAATCCTTTATCTGCACCAGCCTTACCTGGTCCACCCTTACCATTTTCTGTTGCAATTAAATCAACAACTGCTTTAACGCTAACGTCTTTAATATTGTTTACCTTGTTTAATTGACCAGTTAGTGTTCTTAACTTACCAATAGCATCACCCTTAAGGAATGCATTAATGTCAAAGTCTTTTGGCATGGTGTTAAGAATTGCAAGTGTTGAATTTAAATCATCAAACTGTGTCTTATCTTTGATTAAGTTAATATCAATAAATAATTGTTTCTTTGTTTTATCATCTAACTTTTCAATGTTTAGGTTACCCAATAAAGTTTGAATCTCTCCAGCACCTCGTGTTGTAACCATAAGATCAAGATTTTTGGTTAATCCTTCATTATCTCCCCTAAAGATTCCCATCAAATTTGTTAAAAGTAGTGGGTTTGTTCCAGCACCAGCAAGGGCTGTTATTTTTAATTCTAATGACTTGCTTCCAGTTCCTGCTGCTAGTTTGAGCATTGGGTCAAGGAAGGGTTCATTTTGTGTACCCTTAACTTTTGCTCTTGCCTGTTGTCTGGCTGCTTCCATAAACGCTGTGCTTAGACCGCTAAGGCCTGTTGCACCCTTTGTAAGACTAAATGCCTCTTGCATTGCCTTAAGGTTATTTGCATTTGCCTTGTTAAGTTTTGCATTATCTTCTAGATTTTTATCCGTTGCTTCTTTAATTTGATTTTGAATATCTAGTTTTGCTTTTGCTGTCTTTGCTGAAGCAAGATCAGTATTAAGGATTTGTAATTTTTTATCATACTCATAATTAGTTGCATCAATTTGAGCCTGTGTAATTTCAAGGTTTTGAACAGAGGCAGCCCCAGCCAGGGCAAAGGTCTCTTTAGTTGGAGATCCCTTTAAAATGTTTTGAACTTGATTTTGGCTTTCTTTAACTATATCAAGTCTAACCTTAATTGGATCTTTTAATATGTCTGATCCATCTGGTCCAATAATAGAAGTTAAGTCTCCAACAATTTTTGGATATAAAGACATGTCTTGGAAATCTACAGCAACCTGTCTTGCAATATCTCCCGCTTGTATTCCAGTTATGACTCCGTCTGAAACAAGACCAGATAATTGAAGTGCAAAACTTTTAACTGCAGGGCCTGTGCCAGATCTAAGAAGGTCGTCTTGGAACCCCTTAAAGATTTCTTTTCCAACTTCAGATGCTGCAAATGAAGTTCCAAACTGTTGCCCTGCACGGTCATAATTTTTTGTGAATTTATCAGATGAAGCATTTTGTCTTTTAATTGACATAACTTGTGATGCGCTATATGTATTTGTTATGGCTGAAACTTTCTTCATCTTCTCTGTTGTTGCAGATATAGAATCTATATAATCAGATTGTTTTTTAGCCATCTTTATATTATTGTCATTTATAATTTTTTGAATAAGTGTTCCAGCACCAATAGCAGCAACTATTGCGGTTAATGCCAATCCCCATGGGGTCATAGAGGCAACCATCTTTAAGATTCCAGTTTTTAATATTGGGAAAAGCATTGTTACAACTTGAAGACCAATAGCAAATGGAAGAATTTTTTGTGCAAGTTCTCCAAGTTTTCCAGGTAAGAATGAGGCACCAATTGCTACCATGCCAAATACGTTTGCTGCAGATGCTGCTTTTACTCCTAGTTTCTTTGTTTGCTTTTCTGTTTCTATGTTTGCGGCAGTTGATTTTTCTACAGACTCTATAAGTTTAGATTCTGCTACTCTTGTTTTTGCTGCAATCTGTGATTGTGTCATTGACCCTGTGTCAGAGAATGGGATGGCTGTGGCTGCATTGTTAAACCCTGGAACAATATATCTACCAATACGTTTTGCTGGTGTTTTTACTACTCTCTTGCCTTCTGGAATAACTGTAAACTTACTGTCTGCTAACTTTCCAGTTGAAGGCTTTACTCCCTTTGGCTTTTTCTTACCCTTAATTTTTTCTATTTTCCCAGTTTTTTCATCTAGCAGAGATTCTTTCTTTGTGACCATTGCTGGCTTAACTGCAAAGTGCATCTTGTGAACGCCTCTCCAGTCTGTTAATTTACCCTGCTCAAGTCTTGCAATCATATCCTTGTAGGCTGCTTTTTCTACTGGATCGGTTATATCCATTGAAGCAATAGACTTCTTTAATTTTGGAAGAACCGTATCTATTTCAGCAATCATTCTTCTGTGATATTCATCTGCAGACATTTGTTTTGGAATATCTAATGTTGACAAAGCAAAGTCTTTACTTAGGCCACGACCTCCTGGTGCTCCAAGCAAATTAATTTCTGCTTGTCCAAGCATTGAGGGCATACCAGCAGAAAAGTCTCTTCTTCCAGATGCTCTATCAAATACTCCTGCTGCACCTGGATCTGTTAAAATATTTCCAGAAAGATTTCCACGCTTTAGGTCTTTATCTCCACGAAGGTTTGCTGCAACTAGTTGTCTAAAATACTGATCTTGTGTAAACTTTCCTGTCATGTTTGACTCTGCAAACTTTGGATCAAAAGCAGATTCTAAAACAATAAGTTTTCTTCTTTTATTATTTGGATCTGCCATAGTCCTCATAACCTGTTGAGGAGTTTCTAGTCCATGGGCTTCTCTAGCAATTTTGTTTGCTCGTAATTCAGCCTTTGCAGATTTTTCATCAACCATTGGCTTAACAAATACTTTAGTACCATCTGCCTTTTCATATAGTCCACCAACTCCAGCAACTGGAAAACTATATCCTGTTGATGGTGCAAGTTGCTTGCCAAAGTCTGTAGGCTTAACTTTTGCCATGGTGCTAGACTTTACATCTGCATCAATTCTTTTCATTTCTTCTAAAGCCTTTTTGCTTAATCTTTTTGTTGTTTTTTTAACTTCCTGAGATGGTCCAAGATCAGGCCTTAAACCTATTTCATTTCTTTTTGTGCTCGCTCCTCTTGCTAAAAATACAGCCTGTCCAAGCGCACTATCATAAGCATATGATGATCCAACAACCTTCTTGCCCTTACTATTAGTTCTTTCTACAATAATATGAGTTTTTTCTGGCATTGGAAAGTCTGGATGGTTTCCAATTACACCAGATAGTTTTCTTGGTTTGCCATCTTTGTCTAGTGGGGTCGGCTTTCCTTTATATTCTGTAGCGTCTCCATCAATTATGGTAACTGGCACATTTGCAATTGTTCCTGCTGCTACGGCCTTCATAAACTTTTGTTCTAGTGTTTTTGGATTATGAGACAAACCTTTTCCAAGACCATATTCTGATTTAGCCTGGAATGCTTTGTTCATTGCTTGATAAGTTTTTGTTGATTTTGTTTCTGATGGTAGACCTTCAAAAGATCTCTTAATTAAATCATCAGTTACTCTTCCGTTATTCTTGGCTGCCTCTTCTTTTATTTTTGCCAACATTGAATCATCAATAAGTGTGTTATCAAAACCATGAAGGTTCTTTATTATTTTTCTATCTCTTGTTGCATCCCATTTTTCTGGACCTTGAGATAGCCACTCTCTTTCAAAGATATCAAGTGCAACACCCTTATTCTTAGCAAGTTGATTGTTTAATTCTGAATCAAAAGAAAAACCTAAAGATCTATAATCTGTAACATATCCTGGCTTTCCAGATGCTTTTGTTATTCCATCTAAAGCATTTATTCTTGCTTTGTCGTATGCTGTTAATCCAGGAGTTTCTTTTACGTATTGATCTGAAAGAATAGACTCTGCTTTACCTACGTGTGCATAACTATCCTTTGATGACATTGTCTTGTTTTTGCCCACTTGAGTAACTTCACCAGTACCGCCATTAAATCCCTGAAGTTTTCCATTAACCATTGCATCAATAATTGGTTGGAACTGCGGATCTTGTGCTACTGGTGCTGGGATGACTGCTTCTCCAGGAGTAAGCATAGATGCTACGCTATCTTTATTTCCTGTACCTGGAACATATGTTGCTCCCTTGGCATATGAGAATGGAATATTTTTTACTCCAGGTTTGGCTCCAGCAGCGGCCTTACCAGCCCTTCCAGCCATCATTCCTGGATTTGCCATAGCAAATTTTGCTGCTGCAACTGTTGCTGCAACATATGCTGAACGCAATGCTGAGACTGCGCCTGTTTCTAATTCAAACTGTTGTGTAAGTCTGGTATGTGCTTGATTAAGAGATGCAGCAACGGTAGTGGCTTCAAGTTGTTCTGCAGTTAAATAACTAGTTGTTGCTGCAAGGTTAGATGAGTCTCCACTCATCTTTAAGAATCCAGTACGGAGTGCTAAAAATAATTTAATAATGTTAGCAAGACCGTTGGCCAACAAACCAAATGTCATAAGCAATACTGGTCCAATAAATCCAACAAGCCCTGTTGCAATTACAATAAACTTCTTTGTGCCTTCTCCTAGATTATTAAACTTGTCAAGAACATTTCCAACAACTTTAACAACTGGTGTAAGTGCTTTTAAGAATGCTTCTCCAATTGGAATAAGTGTAAGTTTTAGTTTTTCTATTGATTCTCTAAAGTTAACGCCAACAGCATTTTCTACTGTCTTTAATTCTCGTTCTGATATAATTGCAAGTTCTTCTACTGATGCCCCAGCAAGTTGTAAAACCCTTGATGCTTGAGTTCCATCTTTTGTTACGTTTTGAAATAGTGTAGATAGACGTGCAAATTGAAACTTTCCGAATAGTTGTTCAATTGCACGGGCACGATTAAGTGGATCTAAGGTATCTAGTGCTTGAGAAAAACCAATAACTGTGCTTCTGATGTCACCCTTGTTGGCTTCAACAATTCCCCTGATATTAATACCAAGATCTCCAAGTATTCCTTCTGCTTTTTTAGATGGATTAATTAAAGATGCAAGACCAGACTTAAGTGCGTTAGCACCTTCTGATGCATTGATTCCACCTTCTTTCATTGCTGTTAAGAAGAATGCAAGATCTTCAACATCGCCACCAAGTTGCTGAATAACTGGTCCAGCCTTTGGAATTGCTATTGTTAAATCTTCAATAGATACTACAGTCTGGTTTTCAACTGCGTTGAGGAAGTTTATTTTGCTTGTTAGATCTTTAGCAGCAACACCAAAAGCATTTGTCAGGGATATTGTTGTTTCTAGTGCCTGCTCTTGTTCAACTCCGCCAAGTACTGCAAGTCTTGTTGCTTCTGCTACCTGTGCTGTAAGTTCTGCACCAGTCTTACCCATAGCAGCAGCATCGGCAGCCATCTTAACAGTATCTGCAACCGCCACACCATACTTTGTAAATTCTTTTGCAAGAAGTTGAATGTCTGCAAGGGCTTTAGTTGTTTCGTCTGATGTTGTAAACATACTTCCATAAACACGCTTGAATCTAATAGCCTGTTTTTCAAGATCCATAAATACTTTTCCAGCAACAGTTCCAAGGTATAGAAGTGGAACAGAGAAACCAACCATTAACTGACGGCCAGCCCACTGAGTATTTTTACCAAAGTTTAGAAGATTTGTTGAACCTTGCTTAACTAGTTGATTAAAAATTGCTTGTTTTTGTGAGGCTATCGCTATCTGTGTTGCTGCATCCTTCATGTTTAATGAATGAGGGGTAATCGACATTGCCCTTGTTGCGCCTTGTGCATCTTTACCCATTTTAATATACTGGGTTTGCATCTTCTTTACACGCTCTTGTGCTACCTTGGCAATTGTGTCAAATTCTGATTTAAAAAGTTTACCAAATGTTTTAGTTGATCCAGCGGCATATTTAAAGTATTGCCCCATAGACAACTTATTAGTTTCAAGAGCATGGGTAAATGACTCAGTGGATGTTCTTACAAGACCCATCTGAGCATGGAATTTACCAGTAGCATTGATTGCATTTAGAAGGTTAGTCTGTAAACCTTTTTGAGCGATAGCAGCCGAAGCACTACCTTTTGCCACCTGTTGATGAAACGTGGCAATCTGACGTTGTAAAGCCTTGAGTTCCGCCAATGCTGATGAGGCATTTATATTTATGCCTATATTAGCATTAACGTCACTCATGAACTTACACCTCTTTTATTTAGTTATTTGCAAGCACTGTATTTAGTAGTGCGTTAGCATCACTAAGTTTTACTCCAGATGCTGCTTCAATAATATTGTAGACTGTTGGCAGATCTAAAACATCTTCCAACTTTTCTAGATCTCCAGCCAATTCTGGCTTGTACTGCTCCATTGCAATTTGTACGCATTCAATAAGAAGAGCCATAGACTTCTCATTATCTTCTGCTACCAAGGCTACCTGCTCAAACTTCTTCATAAATGGGCGAAGCAAAGAAATCTTTAAAGGACGTACCTTTATCTTTGTTCCATCCATAAGTGTCAGTTCTGCCCCCTCATACACTGTTGTTGCCATTGTATTTCCTCCTGTTAGGTTATGTCAATTATAGCACAAATAGGCTATTTTTAAGTTATTAAACATTTTTACTTCATTAGGCTTGGGTCTCTTTCGTCTCCATAATCAAGACCCATTCCAATTCCAAACCCTGCCTTTTGAGCATTAACTCCTTGTAAAGCCAAGACATCATTACTATCTGTTGCTTTACCACCACTAAAGACTCT